AACAAAGAGATGAACCTAATAAACTTGACTAGACTTAGTCAGACAATACAAATGATTGCTCAACACCCAGCAGCAGGTATGATGATTAAACCTAAGAATATTTATAACTTAGTAGCGGAACAGATACGTGCCATGGGTATGCGTAACGTAAACGACTTTATAACTGACCCTGGTGACGAGCCTTTACCACAACAACAAGGCCCTTCCCCAGAAGAACAAGCCAAACAGGTGGAGTCTCAACTCAAGGCTGAAGAGCTTAAGATTAAGGCACAGAAGATTCAACAAGAGTCTGCACTAAGACAACAAGAGATGCAACTAGAGGCTCAGATAAAGCAACAAGAGATTGAACTTAAGAAGCAAGAAGCCAGTGTCAATATGCAAATTAAGGCACAGGAGTTAGAAATTAAGAAGGCTGAACTAGCGCTTAAACAACAAGAATTAATACTAGAGAGAGAGCAAGAGAGGCCTGTTAAAATAGGCAACTAGAAGGGGTAGATTATGGCGTATAGTAAACAAGTTCTAGACCACTATGAAAACCCACGAAACGTAGGTGTTCTAGATAAAGATGATAAGAACGTGGGTACTGGAATGGTTGGCGCTCCTGCCTGTGGAGATGTAATGAGATTACAGATAAAGATTAATGATGCTGGTATTATTGAAGACGCTAGATTCAAAACTTATGGTTGTGGCTCTGCTATAGCCTCATCATCATTACTCACTGAATGGGTAAAGGGTAAGACACTTGATGAAGCATCAAAAATAAAGAATACTGATATTGTTGAGGAGTTGAAACTACCTCCAGTGAAGATTCACTGCTCAGTTCTAGCTGAAGATGCAGTAAAGTCAGCAATAGAAGACCTACAAAATAAGAGTAATTAGGTCATAGTTATGAGAAAAAAAGAACAGGACCTGCAAAGGGGAACCGCAGCTAAGTCTGTATTAGAGAACGAGATATACAAAGAGGCATACTCTGAAGTGAAGAGCAAGCTTATAAACTTGCTAATCAATACAGAATATGAAGAGGGTGACGAACGAGATAATTATTATATGATTATTAAGTCTCTAGAATTAGTACAACACTATATGGAGTCTGTACTAACAACAGGGAAGTTTGCCGAAATAGAAAATTAAAAAACGAGGAGTAGCTTATGGACCCTATAGAGGACAACCAAGAAGTTAACACAATACCCAGTAGGGGTATGCAAGGCAGCTCAGAAGAAGCTGCAAATAAAATCCTAGGAATGTGGGACTCACAAGAGCAAACCGCAAACGAGGAAACCAAGACTACTGATGACGAGTCTGTAGTTGAGGAAGAAACCGAGGCGCAAGCCGAGGTAGAGGAAGCTGAAGTCGAAACTAACGAGGACTCTGAAGAAGAAGAAGAAGAGAAAACCTCTGAAGAAGTAGAAGAAGATGGTGAAGAAGAAGAAGAAGACACTGAAGTAGTAAACGAAGAGGACTTGAGGTATACCATTAAGGTAGGCGGAGAGGAATTAGAAGTTAGTATTGATGAACTTAGAAACGGATACCAGAGACAAGCTGACTATACTCGTAAGTCTCAGGCTCTAGCCGAGCAACGCAAGGAGACGGAGAACATCCAGTCCGAGCGTATGCAACTAGACCAAGAGAGGCAAATGTACGCAAATGGCTTGCGGATGTTGCAAGAGCAACAACAGGCCAAGTTATCTGAATTTGATAGCGTAGACTGGACTACCTTGAAAGAGGAAGACCCCCACGCTTATATAATCAAGAAGGATGAATTCAGGGACGCACAGGAAAGATTATCTAGCGCAGAAGAGCAGCAACACTATATCCGTCAGGAACAGGAGGCTGCTACTAAACAACTAAGAGTAAAGCATATTAAACAAGAATATTCTAAGCTCTCAGAAGTCTTACCTGAATGGAACAATAAAGACTCTACCATTAAACAGGACATACGTAAGTATGCTACTGAGGTGGGTTTTCTTCCACAAGAGATTGACCAGTTAGCCGACCACCGTAGTGTTCTTATTCTAAAGAAAGCTATGGAATATGACAGGCTAACAGAAAAGTTAGTTCCTAAGAAGAAGGCGGTTAAGAAAGTTCCTAAAGTCCAGAAACCCGGAAGAGGTAAACAAAAGTCAGAAGCAGCCGATGAACAGGCAGCCAAGAAGCGTACAAGGTTAAGGAAGTCAGGCAAACAAGAGGATGCCGCTTCCATATTTTATGATATGCTATAACTAGGAGGGCACAATATGCCTACTAACTTTGAAACGTATGATGCAAATGCAATCCGTGAGGATTTGTCTGATGTAATCTACGACATTAGCCCGACAGAGACACCATTTCTGTCAGGTATTACAAAAAAGGGGAGTGTCTCAAACACTCAATTTGAATGGCAGACAGATGCACTTACTGCTGCTTCGGGAACTAACTACCACGCTGAGGGAGCTGCTGCAGGTACTGCTACAACTACCGCCACTACGCGTCTTAGTAACTATACACAAATCTCTAAAAAGGTTGTTGAGGTTACCGGAACACAAGAAAAGGTAAACAACGCTGGTAAGAAGTCAGAGATGGCTCACCAACTAGCAAAAGCGTCTAAAGAGATTAAACGTGATATGGAGACTTCACTACTAGCAGATAATGCTGCTGTAGCTGGTTCTTCTGGTACCGCACGTGAAACTCGTGGTGCTGCTGCTTTCATTACTACTAACGTAACGGACGCGGGTACTTCAGGTACACACGCAGCTGTTGTTGAAGCAGACATTACAGCTGTTGCTGAGTCTACTTGGACACAAGGTGGTTCGCCAGGTACAATCCTTTTAGGAGCAACCAACAAGAAGTTGATTACTGCTATGAGTGGTCGTGCTGACGCTACACGTTCTGTTGTTGACGAGAACAAGACAGTATACAACGCTGTTGATGTTTATGTTAGTGACTTTGGTACTTTCAACATACAACTTGACCGCTTTGCGGACCAAGACGTTGTGTATTTCCTTGACCATGATATGTGGTCTGTGGACTACCTACGTGACTTCCAGACTGTAGAGCTTTCTACAACTGGTGACTCAGACAAGAAGATGCTTCTTGTAGAGTTTGGTCTACGCTGTGGTAATGAGAAAGCCAACGGTAAAATCAGATATACAACTGGTTAAACCAACTGACCACCCTGGGAAACTGGGGTGGTTTACCATATGACTATACAAACAAAACTAATTGGAAATCTTGATGGCTCACTTACTGTTGTCTCTAAACAAGATGATAAGGTTCTTAAGGAATTATCGAACGTAAACTCTACCGAGAAGTTTAAGAACGGCAGGAGCAGTTATGCAGGAGACTCTCAGTTCTCTCACAGGGTAGCTAGAATACCTATGATTGTTGTAGAGAAGATGATGAGAGAAGGTATATGGGGAAATCAAGAACGTATGAAAGAATGGTTAAATCACGCAGATAATAAATATTGGCGAACTACAGTAGGTAAACTATAATGGCACTTAATACGTTCTCGGGATTAAAGACATCAGTAGCAGATTGGTTAGATAGAAGTGACCTTACTACAAACATACCAGATTTTATCACTCTAGCTGAAGCACGTATCAGCAGAGACTTAAGAATTCGTGCTATGGAAATTCGTAGCACAGCAACAACCACAGTAGACAGCAGATATATAAGTCTGCCTCTTGGTTATTTGCAAATGAGAAATATTCAACTAAACACTAATCCTATTACACCTCTAGAGTTTATCTCGCTGGAGATGTTAGATAGAATGTACGGCTCAAATACATCAGGTAAGCCGGTTGCGTACTCTATTGTAGGAGATGAAATACAACTAGCACCAATACCAGATTCTGAATATACAATAGAGATGGCTTACTATAAGAAGTTTACAACTTTAGGTGACGGAACCGAAGGTACTCTAACAACACATTGGCTCACAGAGAATGCTCCTGATGTTCTTCTATATGCTTCTCTTCTTGAAGCTGAGCCGTTCTTGCAGAATGACGAGAGGATACCTATATGGCTTACTGCTTACAGTAATGCTATAAGTAAAATTCAGACTACAGATGATAAAGATAGACACTCAGGTTCTACTATGAGAGTACGTAACATATACTCAGGAGTAGAAGGCTAGTAATGTCACAGTCTACGTGGTCAGCAAGTACCCATAACTGGGAAGTAGAGGACCATATATGGCCTAACGACACATATTCACATTCAGCTACAATAGCAGGAGCACTAGGAACAACAACAGGAGAGACACTTGTACTTCCTGTAAGTATCTCCTTAGTACAGTTATTACTTGACGAAACCCATCAGGAAGATAGAGACTCACCAGTAACTGGAATATTATCGAGCGCTGTTGGTATGACAGCCGGAGTTAATATAGTAGCACCGGTAACCATAACATTACCAGCTACAACAGGAAGTTCTACAAGTTTAACGGCGTTAATTGTAGGCTCTGTTACTTTACCTAGCACTGTAGGAACAAGCAGTAGTGGCTCAACAATATATTTGAGTAGTGCTACCCTAACTACAGCTATAGCACAGACAAACAGCGAAGACTTAGTAATGACTGTAAGTAGTATATTAGCTACAGGACTTAGTAAATCAGCTACAGTAAACTTAGAAATACCTCTGAGTATTGTACAAGATATGCAGACGAGTATAAAGAACAACATAAACTATCCAGAGTCCATAATACTGGGTGGTAATATAACACAGTCCTCATTAGGTGGTTATCTTTGGATACCTAGAACAGAAGACGATACTACTTGGTCATCAGAAACAGAGGATGTTTCTTCTTGGTCAGAGCAACCAGAGGACACAACAACGTGGACATAATAAATAAAACAACACTTAATATAATCGGAGTAAATAAAATGAAACAAGACGAGCAAATAGGACTACAGTTATCCAACGTCTGGACAATGACTTGTCTTGATAGCATGGGCAACGTTAAGTGGTCAGAAACAAATAAGAACCTTATTACAACAGAGGGTCTGAATCATATTCTAAACACACAGTTCACAGGAAGTACCGCAGTAAGTCCGTGGTACATTGGACTTAAAGCAGCTGGTACACCAGTAGCCGCTAACACACTAGCCTCTCATTCAAGTTGGGCTGAAGTCACAGGATACTCTGGTAACAGAAAGGAGTGGACAGAAGGTTCGGCAAGTTCTGGTAGTATGACTAACAGTTCGAGTGTTGACTTTAGTATTACAGGAACAGCCACAGTCGCAGGAGCCTTTCTAGGTTCTGCTGCTACAGGAACCAGTGGAACATTATATGGTGTTGTAGACTTTGCTTCAGCAAGAGCAGTTCTAAGTGGTGACACATTACAAGTTACGGTAACAGTAACTGCAACATCTTCATAGAAGATTTATCTTCGACAAATATAGGAGTATATTATGAGCTTAGAAAGCTTTAGCTATATTGACTCGCTCAATAGTTCAAACCCAACTACAACAGACAACGTAAGTGAGGGCGAT